CAAAATCTGATAAATGCTCTGGGTACTTTTCTACGAATTCAACAGTGTATTCTGTTCCCATAATATCCACTTTTCTATCCTGAAACATTTCTTCCTCCTACAAATAAGCATAATAAAACCACCTACCGAAGTAAGTGGTTCATTTTTCGCTATTCTAATTTCCCATGAATTTTCTATGTTCTACATATTCTTCGTAGTCTTCTTTTGTCTCCGCATCCCGTTGCAAAGTAAATGAATATTTATACGTTCCATTTTCTGATTTCTGTATCATATAAAACACACCATCTATCACTTCACTCTTTACACCATCTACACCATCTTGCATCTTTTCCAAATTCTCCGGAGCTATATTAGCTAAAAATTCAGGTGTACCTGTAGGTACTACATCAACCCCCATTAATGCTATTGTACAAACAGAAGTAAATGCTTGTTCACTTTTTGCGCTAGCAGATACAACTGTTACCTTTCTATTTTCATCTCCAACCACCATTATTATTGTATCATTTGACTTGTCAACCCATGATTTCAGAGGTGTATCCGAATTTTCTCCAACATCTATTGATGAAAAATCACAAATCCCAGCACTACTCAATGTATTAAGTACATAACCAACATCTTCTATCGTGTTTTCAAAAGGTAACGGTTTAGAAATGGAGGCTACAACTTTCTCAAAATCATCTGTATAATCCTGATTTCCTCCTTTTTCCGTACACATTAAAAATGAAATTATACCTGTGCTACAATCAAAGGCAATCATTGTTGACAAATAGTCTTGATTGTTCGTCCGTATCTTCATTTCAAATCTATATGCATTTTCCTTATTAACAAGAGTCTCTTCTGCTGAAAGCAACTTATATTTTTCAAAGCCTTTTCCAAACATATTTGGGAATTGACCTAAGTGCTTAATAAAATCACTTCTTACATTCTCATCATCCAGACTTTGATTCATTTCTGAATACGCCACCATCATCATACCTTTTTCTGGATAAAAATATTGAATCTCGTCTGTTGAGTTTTCCCCTTTCTTCCAGGATTCAGGTACTTCGAAAGAATATCCCTTCACTGAAATACTTTGGTTTGTCTCTGAGTTAAAATCGTTTGTAATGACTTTTCCGCCACATCCAGCCAGTAATCCGAAACACATACACATAACCAGTATTGCACTTAGTATCTTCTTCATTCGCATCCTCCCTCTACTGTATCCAAAACCACCACAACTTTATTGTAATCCATAACTCCACTGTACGCAATAAAATCATACAAAAATACCACCTGCCATTACTGACTGGTGGTTACCGTTTTTTTTTATTGCTAATCCGGATAGGTATTCGGCGGGTGTTCCCATTCCCGCATTTCTTTTGACCCTGAGGGTGCGTAGCAGCACATTCCCTACTTCAAATATCATTTCGTTTACAGTAGAAAGACTTCTTTGGCGAGCGTGCCTACTCTCGCATCTCTTGGTAACCATCTCTGGTGTGTGGCGACACGAATTTTCCACCTCAAAGAAGTCTCTCTATTGTATGTATAATATAACATTTTTATTCTCGTTTGTAAAGAATCTCCTTGTTTCTAAGATATTTATTCCAAGTTCTTTCATTGATGTTCAGGAACGTAATAACAGAATTCTTAAACTTCGGGTTATCTTCTGGAGTTATAATCCTTAATACCAATTGGAATTTTTGTCCATTATCTGTAATTTCTTTTAAAATAGTAGCCGTGTTTGGTTTATTTGCTTTAATAATATAATCGGGTTCCAAAATAATGTCTGCCATATAAGAACGAAATCTCTCATAATCATTCGGATGTCGTTCCTTTATATGCTGGATTCTCTCATCCGTAATAACAACCTCGTCTGTTATTATCTCCTCTGTTATGCACCTATATATGTTTTTATCAATCCTGCCAATAGAATGCACATCTTTTACCTCTTTCGTATTTGCTGACTCAATTATAACAGAATCCTTCTCTTTAGCAATGTTTTTTCCATTCTTTTCTAACTTTCTAGCAGTTGCTACAGGCTTTCCACTTTTAGTTACTCTTCCAAGTCCATCGATATATACCCGTTCCATCTGCTCTGGAAGCTCCATCCTCTTTGAAAACTCCCGGTACTGTCGTAACGTATTGATGTATCTTGCCTGTGACGCAGAGATATCTTCTGCATTCCCACCAGATTTTTTTAAGAGAGAAATATCCTCCCGATACTTCCGCATCTGAGTTTCCATCTGGCGTTGCTTCTGCGTTGCCTGATATGCATTGTACGATTTTCCCTGCCAGTTCCTCTCTATCTTCTCACGGGCTTCCATCTCTTCAAGCTGCTGGTCAGAATATGTCCGCACGGATATCCCCGGAATAAATGCATTATAACTGTGGTAGCAATTCGCTCCACACAATCCAGTGACAGTTCCGAGACCGCATACACTTACCAGTTCTTTGTACAAAAACACTTTTCCGCCCCACCAATGCTCTGCTCGGTGCCCGGAATGCCATGTTACCTCATATGTATCGGTTCCAAGGTCTTTTGCTGTCTGCTCATTAATTTTCGCATTCAGTTGATGAACACCTGTCATGACAGCTCTCCTTGCCGCAACAGTTGCCCTGTTGCTGTATCCGGATGCATAACCTACGGTTCTTATTCCGCTTGCAGTCATATTCTTTACTACGCGCCGTAATACGCTTCCATAATCATACGCCCCACTTGCAATATCCATGCAAGCGTTATCCAGATACTTCTGGTAATACTCGGAAATTGGGGTGAATACTTTCTTTATGCCATAATCGACCATAAAACCCATTGACCCGGTAATATTGCTTAATTCGTTCTTTGTCTGATTAATTATGGAACTTACAAGTATCTGTAGCTCATCATTTTCTTCATAAGGAATGAATTCTGCATTTAACTTTGTATAGATGCCTTCATTCCTCGCATACGCTTCCGTAATGACCTTTTCATATATCCTCTGGATCTCCAAATCCGTTAGCCCTGTCAAGCGTTTTATCTCACTTTCAATGAACTCTGTCGTCCCGCCAAGCAATCTGTACTTATTAATCAGATAATCCGTCGTTGAGGTAATTTCTCCAGCAATCTGGATTCTTCGGACAACATCTTCCATGATACGCTGCTGTAGTCCGTACATCATCTGCTCTATTTTTTGTGGAATCTTTTCCATTTCTTCCGGGCTCATAATCTCTCACCTATTCCATTGCTGCTTCAGGGTCGGATTCTTCCGCAAGTTTCAACATTTTTATTGCCTGCTCCTTCGTTTCGTTGAACCGTCTCATGCGGTATTCAATAAGCCCAACAGCACCAGTACCTAAATCCGCCCGCAGCTGCTCTATCTCATACTTCTTATCCACAATCAATGAATCATCCCAATCGCAGGACGTTTCTACTCTTCCAGCCGGTACTGTTCCATCGATGGTAAGCCACGCATCAATCGCCGCAACAAGTGTTGTTATGGAATGCGAAAGGCTGTTCTGAATGGACTTTACTGTAGAATAAGAACGCTGCTTGCTGGCCTTGATTTCCTCGGCAGTCTTATCAACATTCTGTGGGTCCGACAGCGTTCCATAAGCAAGCCCACTGTTGAATTCGACCTTCTGAACAATACGGTTGTATCCATTAAAAAAGCTCTCGTCTCTTATTTCCGGAGAATATGCATTAAAAAATGGGCTCCCATCCTTAGCTGCTACATTAGGTCCCATCGCATGATACAATCTTTCTTTTCCTTTCGGAAGTATTGTATTTCCATCTCTATCCCTCTTAAAAAATTCATCCGCTGCCTGAATCGCTGTTTCCTTGGAGCGATATTCCCACAGCGTCGCTCCATACTGCTCATCGGCATCCTGAATCTGATTGACCGCCCTCGCATAAACTGAAACGCCAAGAGGGGAATCCATGTCAATATTGTTCGCGAGAGGAATTTTGAAGTAGGAGAACAGTGTTCCTTCCGCGTTTTTCCATTCAACAAATGGCTCAATATCTTTCCATTCATTAATCTCATCCAAGGAAATTTCCTGCCCGAGATTAATAATATCATCCGTTTTTACGAGCGCCTCGTGGCTTACAAATGCGCGGTTCACAATCCGGTATGTTTCCCCGTCATATTCCTGATATTCCAGCCTAGTATATAATTTCTTCCCGACACGCTTGAATTCTGGAAAGATAACCGCCGTGATATCTCCTGAGCTGTTAAAACCCACTGGATAAAAGTCTCCAGCCCTCACAATATCTATCTCTATACCATTACAGGAAAGATACGGCTTGAACACGATTCCGCCCATCGCGCATGCATATTCCACATTCTTCTGCAAATCGCATAGGAACCCCTGCATGCACTGGCTAATAAAGTCTGCTCGGGGACTTCCTGTTATGCTCACTTTTGATTCCATAGTTACGAGTCTTGCCATCTCAGCAGATATGGACGCGGGAAGGTTCAGCCCCTTTACATCCTCACCGATCCAAGGGGATTTGTTCATGTACATCTTCGTCCATGCGTATATTGCTTTCGCCATCCGCTTAGACACTGCAATGTCAACTCCCATTGCCTTTTTTATTGTTTCATACTGTATCAACTGCTATCACCCCTTTCCGATACAGGCAGCATATATACGATCATTCTCCACATACCCATACACAGATATCGTGTTCCATCTTCGGCATGGTCTGACTCTTTCACTGGAACTTCTTTCCCTTTTTCGATGCTCCTTGCATCGTATTGATACAGTCCCATTTCCTTTATGAGCCACTTCTGTTCAGAACTTATCAACATTTTTCCGAATGTAAGTAGCTTTTGTACACGGCTGATTCCGAGTTTTACATCATTTTGCGCAGGAACAACCGGAATATGAGGGATAATTCGCCTAACCTCTTCGATTAATCCTGCCGCAGACGGGTCGATAAATATATAGCTTACTACCCGATTATATTCCTTTTCAAGCCCCTCACAGAATGCTTTCATATCATTCGCATACTCCGATGGGGATTTCTGCTTTCCTTCATCACGGCCGCAATGGTAATATTCTTTCAAGCCCCGAAGTGCCTGCACCTCATAATCTATTCCAAATGCCTCAAATACAGTAGGGTTTTGCTGCCCATAATCCACTCCGATTCCTATCTCCCCAATTGATTTTCTAGATTCCTCACTGTAATCCTCCGGATTGTACACGTGTTTTTCTGAGTTGAACATATAATAAATCAAGTCATCCACTCTTGTAGACTCCCCGAGCCACACCCATCGATACATTTTTAAGTCCGAAGATTTCATTTCTTCAGCAGAATCAATCAAATCCTGCCCGAGCCATTTTACAGGAACATCCCGATAATCGGTATGGATGTGAATACAATCGTCACGCTTCTCCATCTTCTTGCACCACTCGTTAATTGGTGCGTTTGGATTCTTCGGTGGATTGTACAGGTAAATCATTTGAAACCCACCGGAGTTCCCGCGGACAAATGTTGCCTCGATATTTGACAGCTCATCTTCTCCCTCACCATCATCGAAGAACTCTGTCAGCTCATCTAAGATAACCAGCTTTATCGGCTTGTTCTCATCAATGATACCCTTTGTATCATCAATTCCGTCAGAACCAGAGAAGTACATCGTCGTTCCATATTTTTTGTAGGTAATCTCCATCGGAGATTTTGTAATCAGAAATTTACTTTTCGGTATCTGTAGCCGGTTGATTCCCCGTAGCATTTCCTTGTACACCGTCTTCCGCAGCTTATTATGATGCTTACGGAGCACTACAACAGAGCCATGTGCGTCTGAGACTAATTGATAATCTGCTCTGATTGCAGCATAACTGGACTTCGTGCCGGCACGCCCAGAAGTTAAGATGATATGCTTAATTTTCGTGTTGTTGAATATCGGAAGATACTTCGGTATCACGATGTCCGATATTCTGACCTGCTTCTTTTGGCGCATCATTGATTATCTCAACTCCTTCCTCGTCTTCCGGTTTGTTGTCACGTCTCAGACGTTCTGTATTAGCTTTCATCTGCTCAATGCGTGCTTTCTGTTCTTCGCTCGCAGAATCCCAGTCCTTATTCAGAAGTTCATCATACTGCTTAATCATACTTCGAAGCTCCGACTGTGCTTTCGCTTGTGCTGCCAAAAACGATGCCTGCTTATCCCATGCGTACTGGATCTCCCATTTTTCACCAGATACATTTCCACGCTTCTTTTCAATCTTCGATTTGGTTTTATCGTCTTTATCCTTGACGAACATAATCTGCTGTGCCCGGATGATTGCCGTGTATGCCAGTTTTATCTGGTCCCACAGCAAGTCAAGCGGATCTGAATCATCCATTGCATTAAAAAGCTCCAGCGTATCTTCTGGAAGATACCTGGAGAAGAGACCATGCTTTTTTGCATTTTGATTTCCTTTCGGTGCACCGTGACCGACAGCGTTCTTGTTGCCCGGTTGTGCACCAAGTTTCCTTTTCCGGGGTGCACCCCGAGAAGTATTAGAGGGTGCACCCTCATCGATAAAAGATGCACCTTTCTTTTTAAGTTTTGACCATCCATATCGCTTAATCCACGACTTAATTGTATTTAGACTGGTATCATATTTATCAGCAAGCTGCTTAGGAGTAACACCAGATAAATAATCATTCTTTATCATTTCCTTAACATCTTCCACATCACCACCTCTCATTTCATAGTTTTCTTTCAAATGGATACTGCTGGAATCGAACCTGCACCGCCCGGTTATGAGCCGGGTGCTCTGACCAACTGAGCTAAGTATCCTGATTTTTGTGCAAGAGAAAAGAGACACCGAAGTGCCTCTTTGTCTATTGGCAAGGTACACAAAAAACGCCCCGTATCTCCTACAGGACGTTCTTCGCTGGTTTTGTATGAGGGGGTTACAATCAGAATCTTGTTCTAACTGTTCCAGAATAATTATAGCATACATAAAATGTTAATTGTGTTAATCTTTCAGATATTTGCTTATTATTTGCGAGATTCTTCCTCGGCTGTATCCCACCTCTTCTGCGACCTCCCTCTGCTTCATCCCGTCTATGTACGTGAGTTCAAATATCTGCCTGTCCACACTGTCCGGAATTTCCGCTATAAACTGCTCTATCTCAGTAATGAGCATCTCCACCTGCTCCCTACGCTGCTCCTTGATGCGCACCTGTTTGTCAATCTCATCCGCTTCCTTCGGTTCATCCATCAGTACACTTGTCCGAACCTCTGTGTAAGGGAAATCCCTGCTTGAGCCGGTAACCTTCCCCATCACGACAGGAACATTCTCCTGACGCTCATATAACTTATCCAGCTTCTTATCAATTAGTTCTAGCTCTTTCTTCAAAGGTCTTAGCTGATTAAGCTTTGCTTTGTCCACTGGCATCCACTCCAATCTTATACCTCTCTGCCAAATACTCAGCCACGCTCTTATGCTCTATCTGTTCCCCCTGCACCTGTACCATCTTCCTTGCCTGGTAC